ATGCCAGCCCCTAACATAACCCAAGAAATTCAAGAAGTACCACTAGAAATCGTGGGTTCAACAACTTTTGGCCGTTTTAACAAGATATCCAGGGCGCAAACCTGGAATATGATAATTTCAGATGATGCCTTAGTGCCTTATGCGGGCTATAAGAATGTTTTAGATAAATTACCTGCTGAGCCAGGGCGCGGTTTATATGCAAGCTCACGCGGTAACATAATGATTGCGGTATGGGGTAGTGCTGTATATTCCATAACATGCACGATTACCGCGTCATTTCAAAACATATTAAATGCCATAAATATCGGGTCAATGGCTACATCTACGGGTGATGTGTACATTGCAGAGAATAACCTAGGCGATATTTTAATTAGCGATGGCCATGAAATCTATCGATATAATTGGCTTGCACCTTCAACGCCTATCGCTACAGTTTCTAAACCAACAGCATTAAATAACCCTGGTTTTATTGCATTCCAAAATGGGCGGTTTATTGTAGTTAATACGACATCAAATAGATGGTACTTATCGAATTTGGTAAGCCCTCCTACATTCCCGGTTAATGCATCGAATGAAGGCGCATTACAAAGCAAGCCAGATTTCGCACAAGCCGCATTACCAACCCCTGGGGGCGGTAATACCTTGATGTTGTTTGGTCATAATGTTGTAGAGCAATGGACCGATATAGGTACGGCATTATTTCCGTACCAGCGCTCATCTACTTTTAACGTAGATTATGGCACGATTAATGCATCATCAATCGCAGCGCTAGATAATTACATCGTATGGTTATCAGTCAATGAGCAGTCAGGCGTTACCATTATGGTAATGAGTGATAGCGGTAAAAAATCAATTAGCACTGATGGTATCGATTTTAAGCTTGCCAATCTTAAAAACCCAGCAGATTGCACCGCGTTTTTATTTCGTCAAGATGGGCATGTCATTTATCAGTTTACGTTTGTCACTGACAATTTAACCTATTTGTTTGACACCAAAACCGAAAAATTCTTCAATGCCAGCGACGAGAACGGAAACTATCACATCGCCCGTGAAGTGGTATTTTTCAACAATAAAAACTATTTTGTGAGCATCAGCGGCGGCAATCTTTATGAAATGGGTACGCAATACAATAATTACCAGTATTCAGATACCGATATCCAAGATATACCAAGAATGCGTATTACGCCCCCTTTGAGGCTTCCAAGTCAACGCTGGTTTATTATAAAAAGCCTAGGCTTTACTGTTGAGAATGGCCAACCTAACTTTATTGTACCAATTGGTGATGAGAACTTCATAGCTACTGAAAATCTACTCGATATCACGACCGAAAGTGATGTATTTTTAATTGAAGAAGACAGCCCAGATATTTTAACCGCAACTTTTGGCGAAGGCTCCGAGGCGATTGATTTGTGTATTTCGCGCGATGGGGGCGAGTCCTTCGGTAGCTCTGTTCGTCAATACATGAACCCAGTAGGCAAAAGAAAATCACGCTTTATTTTTCAGCGCTTAGGCCAAGCTAATGACGCCTGTTTTCAAATTAAATTTATTGGATATGGGCGCTTTGTAGCTTTTGATGGTGTTATTGAAACCTACATGTAAGGAAATGCCATGGCTTTAAACCAGAATTTAAGAATACCAAACCTACCTACCGGAGCAATGACGGACAAGGAGGGTATGCCAACCAATGACGAGCTAGTCTTTCGACAAAACCTCGTTACCTCTTTGCAAAACAACTTTGGCAGTGAGGGCTTAATCGCCCCAACGCAGACCAATGCAGCTGCACCAGATAATTTTATAAAGCAGATTCAAGACTTTCAATTGCCAAATGGTCAATATACCTGCGGATTCGGGCGGTTTCTTTATGATGCAACTAACAATAGAATGTTAGTAAGCATTGATGGTGGTGCGGGTGTGCCTGCATTCATGGAAATAACGTTAGCGGCCCCTGTACCGCCAGTATAATATTAAGGAATTATTATGGGATTTTTAAGTTCAATTGGTAAAATAGGTGGCGGCCTGTTTGGTATGTTTGGTCCTAAAGGCCGCAGCCCTTCATCTGCTGCTAATGATTACCTAGACCAAGTACCGGGCAAAATGAGTCCCTATTATCAGCCTTATATGGACGCCGGCAAAGATGCTATGGGAAAATTAACCGGTCAATATAACGATTTGATTGGTGACCCTGGGCAAAAATACGCAGACTTAGGTAAGGGCTACAAACAATCGCCAGGCTATCAATACAAGCTACAGCAAGCGCTAGGTGCTCAAGCTAATGCGCAAGCTCGTGGCGGCATGCTAGGAACACAGCAAGACCAAACCTATGCAGCGCAAACCGCAAATGACATCGCATCGCAAGATTTTAATGATTACATGGATAGAATAACCGGATTGTATGATACAGGATTGAAAGGCACGCAGGGTATGGAAGAACAAGGCTATAATGCAAACACTGATTTTGGAAACATGGTGGGTTCTATCTATGGCCAAAAAGGCCGCAATGCCTACGATGAGCAAGGCGCGAAGAATAAAGCCAAAGCAAAATCTTGGAGCGATATATTCGAAGGTCTTGGCGGCCTATTATAAAGAATAAGGATTAATCATGGCTATCGGATTTTCATTAGGTCAACAATGGTCACCATTAGACGCTGAGAGCGTTAGCGGGATGCCAAGCTTTGCTGATGCGCTGCACAAAGGCATTATGAGTATTGGGCAAGAGGCGGAGTCTAAGAACACGCCTAAGCGCTTGGCTGAAGAAATGCTTGCTAAGCAATTACAAAACAGAATAACTAAAGCGAAAGCAGATTATGCCCCTCAAAATGAGGCGCTAGGATTGCAGCTCAAACAGGGCGAAGTGGGCATGATTCCTTATCGCCAGAAATTGCTTGAAGCGCAAGCGCAACGTCAAGGACAATTAGCGAGCCAGCCATTTGGCGGTCAATTAACTGGTAGCGCAAAAGAAGCTTACGCACTAGAAATGATGAAACAGCAATTAGGCGAAGACAATCCAGCTTATCAAAATGCTAAGCGGTCGTATGACCTTGCATTGGAGTCACAACAAGGACTTAATGATTATCGTAAATCTCTTATGGGCACTGCTAATAAGCGCGCATCAACGCAACTTGGAAAGCTAGACCAAGAGCAGCAAGAAGTTGAGCAAGGATTCATGCCGGGAACGAATGGCCAAGTGCAACTTAGCCCACAGCAACAAGATGAAATGATGGGTCAGTACCAATTGCAGCGTCAAAAAATTACTTCCGATGTCGATACGCGTAAGAAAAATTTATTTGCTACAAACATCGATAAGACATTGGATAATATTAACGTTAAAGACTTAACTCAATTTGGTGGCCTAGCCGGTGGTATTGTTAAGAAAATGAACGAAGGGCGTGCTTTGACAGGAAATGAAAGTGAATCCTATCGCAGATATCATGACTCCTTAACGGCTGCTAAATTATTAGCTAAGCAAGTGCGTCAATTTTATGGCGACAGTATTACCCCTGGAGTGCAAGAACAATTGTCGATGCTTACCAATCCATCGTCATGGACAAATAATCCAGAAATTGCTACTAGAAAATTCAATCAATTTAAAAAGATTCTTAAGCAGGAAACAGAAACTTACAGGGATGCTACAAAAAGCACTAAAGTTTTCAAGGATGGAAGTGGTTCCTCAAATAGTGACTTAACATACAACCTAGATACTGGGGAGTTCGAATAATGCCTAAAGTCAAATTGTCTAACGGCCAGGTTTTAAATTTCCCAGACAGCATGAGCAAAGAACAAATGCATGCTGCGATACAAAAAAAATTTGGCTCGCCTCAACAACAAGAGTCATCATTGCTAGGCTCTATAGGCTCAGGCGCAAAACGTTTCGGAAAAAATGCCGCAATCGGCATAACCGAACTAGGCCGCAATCTTGCAAACACACCACATAATCTAGCCAATTTAATTGGCCAAGGTGATAAGGTTGCTAATTTAGTCGACCCTGAATTTGACTATGCAAAAGCATTAGGAATGGATGAAGAAGCAACACTAAGCGACAAGCTAACCCGTGGGCTATTTCAATACGCACCAGCCTTCACCCTTCCAGGAATGAACATGGGTCGTGCAGGTACTGCAATTGGCTCACTTGGTCGTGGTGGTAAGTTTATGCAAGGCGCATTAGAACAAGCTGTACCACAAGCCGTATTTGGCGCTACACAAGACGAAAACCCATTAAGAGGCGCTGCTGAGGGTGGTATTGGTAGCGTTGCCGGTAGCGCATTAGGCGCAGGATTAGAGAAGGGATTTAATGCTTTGCGTCCTTCTAAGATATTTAAATCGCCCATGTCTAAAAAAGAACTTGCACAATCTTATCGACAAGCCGAAGGAACTAATATGGATTTGGGAAATATAATCCAAAATCCAAAATTACAGCGCTTATATGAAAACAAGCTACCAAAACATACAGGATTAGCATCTTTAACGATGCAAAAAACCGGCCAACAGATAGTTCAAAAAGGCGAAGACTTAATGGCTAAATTATTAGGAAATAATAGCCCTGATAATGTGCCAGAACAATTAACCAATTTGTTAACTAAACAATTTGAAAAACATCAAGCCACTAAAAATTCTTTGTATGACACGGTAGATAAATTAGCTGAAGAAAATGGGTTTAAGCTTACATTACCAAATTTTGCTAAAGAGGCAAAAAAATACAAATCAGCAATTGAAGATACACAATTATTAAAGCATGAGCCTGATGCAAAAAACATTATGTCCAAACTTGCAAATTATGAAAATCCATCAACAACGACCACAACAAAAGGAATGCTTGTTGATGCTAAAGGTCAGCCATTATTGCAAAGAACATCTACCGAATCACCATCATTGAAAGAAGCAAATCTTCTTAAAGGAATGTTAGGCAGATATTCTAAGACTTATGCAAAATCTAATGATGCAGATAAACGAAATATGGCAAGAATTTTTAAAGGCTTGCATAAATCAATTAAAAAAGACATTTCCGAAGAAATTAATGCATTCGGAAATGAAAAGATTAAATCTTCTTACCGACAAGCAGAAGAAAATTACAGCAAGAATTATTCGCCATTTTTAGATAAAGATGTATACAAGTTTGTATCCGGTAATGCAGACCCTGAAACTATAGTTTCAAAATTTATTACACGCTCGAATTCTAGCGATTTGGCCGGAAAACTTGCGAAACTTGCAGATAAATTAAAAACACAAACAAAAACTCCAGATTCTGGATCGTCAAATTTGCTAGCATACAGTTACCTCTCTCGTGCTTTAGATAATCAGGGCAATTTTAATCCTGCGACATTTGCCACAGCGGTTAAACATTTGGGTTCAAATCAATTAAAAACTCTTTTCCCAGATAAAACATTAAGAAAAGAAGTGGTTAATTATAAAGCATTGGTTAATAAAAATCCACGTTCTTTGCAAGTAATGTTTAACCCATTGACTGGACAAGTAAATTCCGACTTGCATCCTAATGCTTTGGCTCATTTGATTGGTGGGTTGTCAGGTCTTGCAACTGGCGGTGGTACTGGTGCTGTAGTAGGTGCTGTTGCTGCACCAATAGTCAAATCAAAGGTGGCACAATTTGCAACTAAGAAATTAACTGACCCTGAGTATAGAAAGAAATTTGTAAATGCACTAATTAGCGGCAAAGATTATAACTTACCAGTTAAGGCAAAAAAAGCCCTAGAAAAAGGCGCTGCAATGACCGCTGGATTATCAGGAAAAGACAAAGAACAGCAGCCTATGGAGCTAACGCTTACCAAGGGGCGCAAATGAAGTAGAGTAATCAATGATTTAGAGTATAATGGATAAGCCAGCTGGGTTCGTACCCCGTATGCTGGCTTTTAATTAGTGTGATAACTAACAGCGTTCATCTCTCACAACGAACAGGAACAGTATAACAAATGGGCAACAAACAATCAATTGAAGCTTTTTATCAAATTCCAAAATCATTATTAAAAGAACCTAAATTAACTGGCGATCATCTATTTATTTTTATGATTCTTCATGATGATTTGCGTCAAAAAACATCAACCAAAAAAACAAATAAAAAATTATGTGAGTTAACTCGTATTGGTTTAAGGCAGCTGAAGCTCAGATTGAACGAGTTAGAAGCGTGGGGTTTTATTAATCGAATTGGAATGGGAATTAATAGAGAAATAATATATGGTGAGAAGTTTTACAACGGGGCGGAATCGGAACCTGTTCAAAGAGAAAACAGGGCGGAATCGGAACCAGTAGTGGGCGGAAAAGGAACCAGTAACTGGGCGGAATCGGAACTAGTAATATATAATAATCTTATTAAGAATATTAATAAGAAAAGAATTTCATTTAAAAAAATGACAACACAAGAGCAAAAACAAGAAATCCTGTATTATTTGAAAAACCCTCAATTTGTAATGCGAAAAGAACTACAAAACTTGATAATAATGGATCCCGTGTGATCTGATGCTATCAACCCAGTGTTTATAAGGCTTCATAATTATAAAACGACTAAACAATATACTAACGGTTTTTAATTTATGCTAAAACACGCTGTTTGTGATCTACCTAAGATCCTCGATTGATTAACCAACAACTAAAGGTTAAAATATTAACATTGCACAAGATAGGATGAATAATGGCATTTCCAGACGATCGCTATATCTACGCACCACCGATTCAAACCTATTTTGTGGACAAGGACACGGGGTTTCCTTTGGCTGCTGGAACGGTAACATTTTATCGTGACGTGGCTAGAACCACATTAAAACCGATATACCAGCAAGTACAGGCGTTAAATAACGAGTATGAATTTGTTGAATTGCCAAACCCTATCACACTAACATCCGTTGGAACGTATGACGACGGCAATGGCAATGATATTAATGTCTACCTATACCCATTTACTGGAAAGCCTACAGACGCCACACAGGGCGTTTTAGACCTATATTATATCGAGGTTGAATCTAGTGCTGGTGTGGCGCAAGAGACTCGCGAAGCATGGCCGCCCAATGCATTAAATGAAACTGAAGACACGAGCATCAATAACGGCGTAAACGTTATTTTGAACCCTCAGTTTGTTGATGTCAGTTTTATACCAAACCCCGCCACTGGAGCCTTTGCATTTAGTGTAAGCACTGCAAATCAGGTGACGAGCATTGCCCCTGGATGGGATATAGTCACTTCGGGAAGTGGAACAGTTACGGTTGCACAAATCGCAATTACTGATACTGCGGCTCCAAGCAATCCACCCTATGCATTAAACATTCAAGTTGGAACAGGTGTTACTTCATGCCAACTAAGACAACGAGTTTACAATAGCCCAAGATTTTTACAAAATGAGATTGTATCGGGTACTTTCATCATTAAAGCAAATACAAGCGCATTACCGTTTGTCACTTTAAATTATCGACCATCAAATTCAACTACTGCGCCACTTATTACTATTTGCTCAGGTTCGCCAACCGGGTCAACATTTGTGACCATTGCAAATCAAATAGGTGTTCCAATTAGCATAACTAACCCTGATGCAGCAACGACGGGTTATGTTGATTTTTATCTTGATATCCCGACGCTAGCGGATATTCAAATATCAAGTGTGCAAGTGGTTTCTGTTGCAAGCTCTGAAATAATGATGCCGTTCCTAGAGTTATCCACGCCAATACAAGTTAATGGCGAATACTTTTATGACCGAGATAATTTAATTTACAAGCAAGTTCCTAGTTATTTAGTTGGATGGGATTTCCCTTTAAACCCAGCACAAGAAAATGGAACAAGTGTTGCAGCTAGTGCCATTGGCGTAAACAAATCAAAATACGTTTGGGACCAAACTATCGTTTTTCAAAGCGCAAACAGCGGGGTTGGTGTTACAGCGTCAGCAGCGGGTCAATTAGTCTTAACAGCGGCAGCAACAACACAAATGGCACTTATTCAATACTTGCCACAAACTATTGCGCGTAAGGTTTTAAATGCGCCTATATGCGCCAACATTTCTGCTAAAGCATCCGTTAATACCAAGGTAACTGTTTCATTATGGTATACAACTGATGTGACTTTGCCAGTCGTTACCGCAGGCACTTACAATTCTTTAGTTTTGACATTAGATGCAAACGGCAAGCCAGTTACATTTAATGGCACATGGTCTGAAGTCCCTAATTTAACGCATCAAAATTCATTTATTATTGGGACAAACAGCACCACTAATTTTAATGATTACCCAGTCACTGGATGGGACATGCAAGGTATTGCGGCATGTGACACTGCAACATTCTTCGCAATCGTAATAGGAACCGAATCAGTAGCTATAACAAACACGCTCACTTTTAATTCTGTCTCTCTACAAGCCGGCGGAATACCAACAAGGCCAGCACCTCAAACAATTGATGAAGTGCTTAGAGAATGCCAATATTTTTATGAAACATCTTTTGCGCCTGGAACTGTAGCTACAGCGACACAATTAAACAGCATTCTTGCGCCTATGGACCCGATTATTAGCGGTGGTAATAATTTTTGCGAACCAAATGGTTTTGGTGTGAACTATGTCGTAAGAAAGCGAGCAGCTCCAACCCTAGTATTTTACTCAGGGACATCGACTACCGCAGGAAGGGTTCAAGCGTATGTAAGCAACGGTGGAGCGCCTGCTACTGCTGAAGTAGCTTTAGCAACCTATTTTACCCAGCAAAATGCTAGTGTTGGTAGTGCAAATTATTATGGTTCAGGCGGAAGCATGGCAAGCATTGTCGGAGGAGCATCAATTTCAGCCCATATTTTATACCAATATGTTGCCGATGCTCGGCTCGGAATCATATAAAAACTAATTTTAATTAAGGGATATCATGCCTACTAAGTTCTTGATGACCCGCGATGTAGCGGGATACAACGGTTTCGGCCTACCTATGACCCTAGACGCCGTCAGCGGCATCATGGCGGCAGGCGTTGCACAATCTGTTACAGTACCTGACACCTATCCAAATTGGATTGCTATATTCACTTACACCCCTGGCGCATCAATTTGGGTTGATACCTTTACAACCGCAGCTGCACCAGCTGGCGTATTCTCAGCAACCACAAGCGAATTAAATCCAGCGGCACGATTTGTAAAAGCAGGCGAGGTGCTTAGTTTAATTACAACAGATATAACAAGTCCCGCAGTTAGTATATTATTTTATGTAGCCCCACCTTTTGGGAACTAAGAATGGGAATTTTTAATTCTGGCTTGGCGATGGACCCTGTTAACAATCCATTGGTCCATTCACCATTTGACCAGGGCAATAGCAATGTTTCGCCCCCTTCAGGCCAAGCTTTTGATTTGGCGACTGAAGACGGTGATTTTATAATGACTGAAGCCGGTGATTACCTAACCACGGAGTAACAACAAATGGCACAAATCAAAATTAGTGCGTTAGGCACTGGAACGCCAAAAGGCACAGACCTAACCCCAGCGGTAGATACTACAGATACAACCCAAGGACCAGCAGGTTCGACTAAAAAATATATTCGAAGCGATGAATTTAATTACTACATGGGCGCTCAAAGCTATGCAACGCTTTCTGCAGCTCGCGTAGCAACTCCTAGTGCGCTTACAGCAACGTATGCCAACGGTGTTTTAGGTGTCGGTGCAACATTGACTAATGCAGGTGCGCAAGTCCCATTATCAATTGATGGCGTATCATTAGCGGTATCTGATAGGGTGTTGGTGTGGAACCAGGCCTCAGCGCTTCAAAATGGTATTTACACAGTCACCACAGTTGGCACAATTGCCACAAACTGGGTTTTGACTCGCGCCAGTGATTATGACCAAGCCGCAGACGTAGCTTATGGTCAAATCCTTTTAGTCAACCAAGGCGCAACCTACACTGGGCAAGCATTCCAACAAATAGCCCCTGGTGCATTTACCATAGGTACAACTAGTATCGTTTTTGAAGAGTTTAATCCCGCTCGTGCAACCGGTGGAATTGTTGGTGCGACCATATCAGGAACAACCCAAACAGCGGCTTTAAATACTAGATACATTGTTGCAAATGCTGCACAAACAACAATTACATTGCCCGCAGCGTTTACGGTTAACGATGTCATTATTATTAAGGGCTTGGGCGCTGCTGGATGGATTCTGCAAGCCGCAACAGGTGATACCATTAATTGTGGTACGCAAACGACTTCTTCAGGTGGCACTCTTACTTCAGCAGCAGGAAGTGACACCGTGCAAGTTTCTGGTTTAGTTAATAACACCACTTGGGGTGTTGATTATACATTTAGCTCAGGGTTAACGGTGGCATAATGGCGACTAATAACGTAATAAACAACGCTTTTGCGGATAATTTTACAGCTCCTAATAAGGTAAGCAAAAACTTAATGCCTGCTGGCAATTTTACGACTAATCCTTGGCAAAGGGGTACGAGTTTTGCGGTTACAACAGCAAACATATATTATGCTGATAGATTTCGGTTTCTCCCAATTGGCGTTATTAGCGCAACTTTTACTCTAACTAAAGATGCTGACTCACCTACCCAAGCAGAATCAGGAGTTTTTTCAACTCATTGCGCTAAATTTGCATGCACTACTGCTCAGACTGTAATTGCTGCTGGTGATATTATTTACTCTTACTTTGGCCTTGAAGGCTATGATTTTTCCACGATTGCCCAAAGACCGTTTACTTTGTCGTTTTGGGTTAAAGGTAATTTAACGGGTACTTATTGTGTAAGCTTCAGAAATGGCGGAACCGATCGTTCTTACGTTGCTGAGTACACGATTAATGCTGCCAATACCTGGGAATATAAGACTATTACAGTAAGTGCTAGCCCTAGCGCGGGGACATGGAATTATTCCTCTAGTGCCGGACTATTTGTTAGCTTTGCTCTATCCTGCGGCTCGACATTTCAAACTACTGCTAACACATGGCAAACAGGTAATTTTTATACCACAACAAACCAGGTAAATTTTGCAAGTTCCAACACAAATACAATTCAATTTGCTCTAATGCAATTAGAGGCTGGAACAATTGCAACCCCTTTTGAAATGCAAACAGCGCAACAGGTGTTAAGTTACTGTCAGCGTTATTTTAACATGACGTTCAACCAGGGTGTCGTGCCTGCACAAGCCAGCGGCTCTTTACTAGGCGCATTGCAATACCGAGTGAGGCGCGGAGGAGTAGTAACATTTGATGGTACATTTTATAGGCTTGCAACCCGAATGCGCACCACGCCAACCTACACCGCATACAATCCAATAAGTGCTGCGTCTACTTTTTATAATGTAACTAATGCAGCAAATAGCGGGGTTTCGTCTATTGGTAATGGTGGCGGTCTTGGTGCAAGTTATCGTTGCACCCAAACAGTTACAGATCTTGCCGGAAATTTATTAGCTATACATGCAACAGCACAAGCTGAACTATAAATACTTTATAAGTAATACAGGGAGTATAAATTGTCATCAAATAACATGCTAAATAACGCTTTCATAAGCGATTTCACTGCTCCCAATAAGGTAAGCAAAAATCTTTGGATAGGTGGTGATTACACAAAAAACCCATGGCAAAGAGGAAAACCATTTGCAGCTATTGCTAATGCTACTTATTCAGCAGACAGGGTTGTAACAAATTATGTCACATCGGCAGTAACCACTATATCGCAAGTGGCTGATGCTCCAACAGTTGCTCAGGCTAATATTTATACGCAAGATTCATTTAATATTGCTGTAACTACAGCCGATGCAAGTATCGCTGCTGGTGATTTTTATACTGTTGGTCAAAGAATCGAGGGGTATAATTTTACCAATATTGCGCAGCGGTCATTTACTTTATCATTCTGGGTAAAAGCCGTTAAAACGGGAATTTATTGTGTTAGTTTTGTTAATTCTGGCTCAGATAGAAGTTATGTAGCTGAGTACACAATTAACAGCGCATCAACCTGGGAATATAAGACTATTACAGTAAGTGCTAGCCCTAGCGCGGGGACATGGGACTATACTAATGGCATAGGCTTAAGAGTAGATTTTGCTTTAGCGTGCGGCTCGACATTTCAAACTACTGCTGATACATGGCAAACAGGTAATTTTAAAGGCACTGCAAACCAAGTCAACGGATTAGATTCTAATACCAATGTATTTCAACTAGCTTTAATCCAAATTGAAGTGGGCAGCGTTGCAACTCCTTTTCAAATGGAAAAAGAGCAAGAAGTACTGGAGGCTTGTCAGCGTTATTTTACTATGACGTTTAATCTAGGTGTCGTTCCTGCGCAGGCCAGCGGCAGTACCACTGGATGCTGTGTTTATCGTTGCCCGGTAGCTGGTGTGACGGCTAATGGTACGTCATGGAATTTTCCGGTAACAATGAGAACCAATCCGTCGGTTACTTTCTATAATCCAATAAGCGCAAACGCTAATTGGTATAATTCAACTTTAGCGGCAGACAGTGGCGCATCTAGCTCTAATAATATTGGACAAATGGGTTTTTTTGCCACGAATGCGCAAGTAGCAGGGGATTTGGTCGCAGCAACATTAATTGTTCACGCAACAGCAGACGCGGAGTTATAAACATGTATGCAAAATACGAAGATATGATAGTCAGGTTATCCGATACGGCTTGGATACCACAAGAACCAATGAACACAGATTATGCGGAATTCTTAGCTTATTTAGAGGTTAATGATTTAACAATGGATGATATCCTAGAATACGAAATTTAAATAAAAGGAACTTTTATAATGCCTATATTAAACATACAAGCGACCGAAACAGGACTAGCAGGCGTTTTGCCACGCTGGGTTTATATTTTGACCAATGATACCTTGGCCGAAGTAATGGCAACAGGTTATTTAAACAAAGCGGTTGCTGGTGGCGCTTCACTTAGTGATGCACAAGCGGCTTTAGTGACTGTTAAGACAAGCGAAAGCTCGTCTGTGACTTCCGTTGTTATGTTAGAAGTATCCAAGTCCGGCGCTGATTGGTCATTGATTGCTAGTCCATCGCCAAGCGGTCAATATTTTACAAAGGACATAACCGCAACGGCTGCGGCATTGGCTACAGCTGGGAAAGTCAACGTACAGTCTGCTATAGCTGGCGCTCAATTTAAAGTACGCAACATTTTTGTAAATTACAGCGCTGCTGGTTTATCTGGTGGTGGTGGTGACAGACTATTGAGCCTTACCGATGGAACAACAGCATACAACAATGCGGGTATTACTGCGGCATTACTGGGAACTCCTGTTAATACCGTTTGGTCGGGAACTGGAAATCCTCTCGCCGGTACTGTAGCCCAAAATACGTCCACTGCTGCTGGTGCGCAATTATATTTACAATATGCTGGTGGCACCACAGATTATGCCTCTGGGTCAGTAGTGATTACAGTTGCTTATGAGCGAGTGGTCTAATCATGATTAATTTAATCCAAGGAAAAGCACAAGAGTTGGTTGATTTGTGCGAAGGAAAAGAAGAGCGAGAAAATATTTTAATTGAAGCGCTAGACCAATTAAAACGACTTTTACAGCTTGTAAGTGATATTGCCCCTCAAGCGGTTGAAATAGGTGGTGAGGTCATTGATGTTGCTAAAGAAGTTGTTGAATTAGTCGAGGCCGTTGTTGATTAAACAATAGATTAAGCTATTTATTTTGCTATAATGTGTTGGTTAACCGGTTAGTCCATCCAGTTAACCAAATCAAGCTAGGTTTCTCCTAAGCCGAATGTACTCCGAGGGGGTACGCGCTTGATTTCGAATTTAAGATTTAACGGTTTTTGTTTTTGATGAAGATTCAATAACTGTTAATATGCGATGACTTTTACTAAGCAAAAGCTAGTTTAAAAGTCAAAGCAACAGGTTTTTGGCCGTTTTGCCGACAAAGGTTAAGCCTAAAAAACTTTTCACTGAAGCAATTAAACGGCCACCATTTGCCAATTATCTGCTATATTTAAATTGTGGCTTTGGTTTTCCGCTCTCCCTCTCTTCTCTTTTTTCCAGAGCCACACCCTAAAAGGGGGTTATCATGACTTTCTTTAATAAAGCGTTTAAATGGTTCTTGGCATCCAATATCTTAATAAGCTCTCTCTTTGTTTTTAACTTTTACGCCGTATTCGATGACCAGGCGATGGATGGTGCGCAATGTTATGCGCTGTTTAAATCCAATAGCATGCAAATATGTTATGATTTCAAATACAGGGATTTAAACTTTTGCCCGATTGATGATATGAGGGGATTTTATCGTGGACAAGTTGATAGCTCGATTGAAAAGCCATGAAGGTTTTAGCTCTTATGCATACCCCGATTCTTTGGGCTATTGGTCTATAGGGTACGGAAAATGTATTGATAAGCGCATTAAGTGCGGTATTTCTATCAAAGAGGCAGAGTTTCTTTTGATGAATGAGATTGAGCGCTCTCAGATTGAGTTAGGTCATTACGACTGGTTTAACGATTTAGACCAGGTGCGCAAAGAGACCCTGATTGAGCTGCATTTTAATATTGGGCTTACTAAGTTGCTTAAGTTCCAAAACATGATAGATGCCCTTAAAAATAAACGCTATGGCGATGCCGCAGCCCACATGCTTGATTCTAATTGGCGCAAACAAGTTGGTGATACACGAGCGTTAGACATGGCGAAACGCCTTGCTACTGGTAAATACTAATGGCTGCGTCCGAATCACAAGAGCAAGTTGCTTTGATGGATTGGTTAAGGCTTCAATATCCTGAAGTGGCACAGCACACTATTTATATTTGTAATGAAGCCGTGCGAAGTCCACGCACAGGTGCCTTGTTCAAGCGCAAAGGATTGATGCCTGGCGCCTCCGATTTGTACATTGCCTGGCCTAATGGCAAATACCACGGCCTTTTTATAGAGCTAAAGACAAAAATAGGCTTGTTGTCCGAGAAGCAAAGGAATTTCTTGCAGCGTATGAACTGTAAAGGATATCTTGGCGTTGTTGCCCGTGGTGCTGATGAGGCTATTGAGATAATTAAGGAGTATCTTGGTTAAATTCTTTTTTCAACCTAGTCATTATTTCGTCGATTAAATATTCTTCAATCTCACATAAAACACGATCTTTTATTTTTTGTTCTAAACGATATGTAAGTTCGGAAAAATCGTGCATTATTTGTGCCTTTACTTGGGCAAGCTCTATATTATCTAGCATCTTTATCCTTATTTGGTCGGGATTAATGGGACTTTCACCCACACCTACCTCGTTACAATCAAGCGGACTATCTTTAATGGCACCATTTCTGGTAATAGTCGAGGCGACTTCAACTTGATGCTCGCTTTTGTTAGCCTAGTTTATACAGCCCTTTTCTCTTTCGAGCGGGTCACTTGCGACGCGGATTAATCCTTGCCCGTTCACCTAGGCGTAGCTTATAGCAAAATAAGGCGCTCTTCTCTCTTGGATTTTCGAGCTCTAATCCCATAACTAGGGTGACAATCGGCAGGAATTGCACCTGCTGTATTTAATCTGAACCGCTCATATTGCGTTTATAATTGCACGCTAGAAGTTCTCGCCAAACTACTTAAAAGCACACGTACATTTCGGGCTGTACGCAAATTCACCACAGGCGTTTCACTGTCAACGCCGCGATTGTCATAACACTGGTCGGAAAGGTTGGAACTTACATCCAACAGATAGGGGCTACTCGCGTATAGCACATCCTATAACAAACAATTTGCTGTGCCATTATTCGCACGTCTCTCCAAATTCTTTTCAAATTCGAGCTCCAATCCCGTTATACTATTCCTGCTCACCCATTAAACACAAAGCTTTAATAGCATATTGTAACCCAGTCTCTATATTAGTTCTTGCCAAAGATAGACACCGGCCAACCCCGTCTCTTTT